ATAAGGCGCAGGCATTCCTGCATAGTCTTGGAAACTACAAGGAGGAGTCTTTCTGATGATTACAGTAAAGCCCGGAGATTGGGTTAGGATTAGTGAAGATGGCCGTGTCGGCTGCGTTCAGAAGGAGGTCAACGGCCACGTTACGCTGATGATCCCGAATGAGGAGTGGCCGTTTCCGACGTGGGTGATGATCGACATTGAAGAGTTATCTCACAGTCGGAGGCCGGCCTTTTTGCGCATCGGTAAGCGCGAGGCAGCGCCGGAAGAGTTTGAAGCAGCACCATTTTAGGAGCCAACATGGAATACGGTAAACGAATAATCGTAACAGTCGACTGGGATGATATCCACCGCATCGTTCGTGATGAACTGATCGAGCAGTACAACGATTTTCAAAACGATTACGACAAAGCGAAGCGCGGGAAGGACTACATTCCGGTCTTCAAGAAAGATCCAAAAAAAGACATGGAGCAGATGAAGGAGATGATGAAGGCGCTGAAGCTGATCATCAACTACTACTCGGCCCCTGAGGAGAAAATGAAATGAGCACGTTCAATTTTGATAGCACGCTAGAAGGACTGAAGGGTCGCTGCATCGACATGCACGAGCACTTCCCCACGCTGCGACGACTGGCCGCGGAGTGCGAGTCGGTTGTTGAGATGGGGGTGCGCGGTGTGTGCTCGACGTGGGCGCTGGCCGCGGGTCTGGCGGAGAACAATAAGCCCACAAAGAGCTTGGTGTATCTCGACATAGGCCGGTGTCAGCACGTAGTCTTCGAGGCCGCGTGTAGCGCTGCAGGCATCGACGTGAAGTGGCGCCAGGTGAGCAGCCTAGAGTACAGCATCGAGCCGTCGTGTGATCTGCTGATGCTGGACACACTGCACACGTACAAGCAGCTACTGTCGGAGCTAAACCGTCACCATTACTTTGTCAACAAGTACATTGTGATGCACGACACCGAGGCGCCGTGGGGCCGCAAAAACGAAGCAAACGATGGCTCGGAGAAAGAGGGCCTGATGACGGCCGTAGAGGATTTTCTTGACAACAATGCCGACCTGTGGCGCATCAAAGAGCACCACGCCAACAGTCACGGATTAACAGTATTGGAGAGAGTGTGATGCACGAGGAATTTAATCAAGCTAAGAAGTTTATTCAACAGACGTGGTCCAAGTCGCTGGTGTTTTTTCTGGCACTGTTGATTGGCATTATTGCCGGCACGCTAACGACCGAGGGCCGTGTGATCAGCGACTGCAAATATATGAACAACTTTCGTATCGGTGAGCAGTCCTACACATGTCAGAGGAAAATATGAACATCGCACCCATTCACGTATTTGCACAAAACGCAGCGTGGTTTTTGTTTGCCATGATGCTGGTTGTTTGCTTCGCGCTGTGGCGCGCTTATAAGGAGGATCAAAATGAAAGCCAAGATTGACGCATTACTTGCGCAGTGTATTGAGGACGGCATCGCCCGTGGTTACGAGCGCGCCTACAAACACAACGACGCACCAACCAAAAACCAGCTTTGCTCTCAGATTGAGAACGCAATTTGGGAGGACCTATATGAGCGCTTTGACTTTAACTTCAACGAGGCAGACCATGGGTGATGGCGGCAAAGGATCCGCGCCCAGACCAATCGACGACTGGGGCCGCTTTGAGAAGAACTGGGACGCGATCTTCAACACGGAGGTCAAGTCTCCCTGCGTCGAGGTCTGCCTGCTGGACTTCGAGAAGGGTTTCTGCGTCGGGTGTAAGCGCACGCTGAAAGAGATCGAGCATTGGCGCGACATGAGCACAGACAAGAAGCTCGCGCTTATTGAAGAACTGAAAACAAGGGACTAAGAATGCCAAAGGAATGGGGGTACTATCACGTCGACTGCGGCCATTTTCCGGCGCAGATCAAGCTGTGTTTTTCCAATGACATGTTTCAGCGAGTGTTGAAGGACTACGGCATCACGCTGAAGACGACGGCGCTGGACGACGGGGTTGCGGAGACGCACTACCTGACCGACGGCAAACAGGGCGTGATAGTCCTGGTATTCGATTTGGAAGAGTGCGTTGATGAGGACCCGGCCTTTCTGGCCGGCATCATCGCGCACGAGGCCACCCACTGTGTCTGCAGGGTATTCGAGCACATTGGAGAAGAGCCAGACGAGATTGGAGAAGAATCTCGAGCATATCTCACCGAGCACATCGTAAAACAGATCACAACCGGAATTATGATGGAGATGGAAAAGAATGCTCGAAAAGCAAATAGAGCAGTATCTAAGCAAAAAGGTAAAGGAGAGAAACGGCCTGACGTTCAAGTGGATAAGCACGATAACGGGAGTGCCGGATCGGATAGTGTTCCTAAACAAAAGGGTTCACCTGATCGAGCTCAAGACAAAGACGGGAGTGCTGTCGGCAAGGCAAAAGATAGTCTTCCAGCAGCTGGCGGATCAGGGGTTCGAGGTGGTGGTAATAAGAAGCAAAGAGGAGGTTGATAGCTTTGTCGACACCATATAGCGAAACTAAACGCGGACATGTCATGGAATTTCTTCACAACGCCAGACGCCGCGCAAAAACAAAAGGCGTCTCGTTTGAGATTGATTCTGCATACCTGCTATCGATCGCCGAAGATCAGTGTCCGGTATTTAAAATTGATTTTACTTGGGGTCGTGTTATGAAAGCAGGCAAGGGGCACACACTGCCGACTTCGCCATCGCTGGACCGCATCATCCCAGAGCTTGGCTACGTGCCGGGCAATGTTGTTTTTATTTCTCACCGTGCAAATAAAGTGAAGCAGGACGTCACAGAGGTAGAGCTCTACGCCGTGGCGGACTGGCTGCACGACAAACGAAAGGAAGTACTAAATGCTTTCAAGATCAAACATGCACCCTTACCAGGAGCGCATTATTCAAGTCTCAAAACCCCTGGCAGGCGTGGGACTTCTTCTCCCGCCTGGGATGGGCAAAACGGCCACGATACTAACTATTATCAAGGAGAACTGTTCGGGACGCACCCTGGTGGTTGCACCTAAACGAGTGGCAGAGTCTGTCTGGGCTCAGGAGTGCAAGAAGTGGGAACATTTAAAAGGCCTGCGTGTCATAAAGATCATGGGCACGCAGAAGCAGCGCCTCGAGGCTCTGCACACGTTCGATGCCCACGTCTACGTGATCAACGTCGAGAACGTCGCATGGCTTGTCGACAATTGGGTCACGGGGCTGTTTGAGAATCTGGTGATCGATGAGAGCTCCCGGTTTAAGGACCCCAGCACCAAACGATTCAAGGCTCTGAAAAAAGTGCTGCGCGAGTTTAAGCGACGCATGATTGCCACTGGCACACCCACGCCGCAGGGCTGCGGAGATCTGTGGTCCCAGGTTGCGATACTGGATCTGGGTGCAAGGCTGGAGACAAGCCTCACAAAATTCCGCGACAAGTACATGTTCGCAGCCGAGCGCAATCGACACACCAACGTGGTGTATCGCTGGGACGTGCGGCCGGGGATGGACAACGTGATCCGCGACAAGATATCGGATATCTGTTTTAGCTTGAAGGCTGAGGACTACCTGCAGCTACCAAAATTAACGAAGCTGTACCACGACATCGAACTCGAGCCCGAGCTCATGGCTAAGTACAAGGAACTCAAAAAGGAGATGGTCAGTGAGATCGATGGTGAGCAAATTACGGCGGTTACGGCAGCGGCGCTGGCGAATAAGCTTTTACAATTTACCAGTGGCACCCTTTACACCGAAGATAATAATCGTGCGTACGCGCACTCGGCCAAGCTCGAATTTCTTGAGTCGCTTATGGAGGAAAGCGACGCACCCGCTCTGGTTTTTTATCACTACAAGACTGCGCTCGAAAAGCTCAAAGAGACCTTTCCGTACGCGGAGCTTTTAACGGACGACAACATAAAGAGGTGGCAGGATGGAAAAATAAAAATGCTGTTGGCTCATCCGCAGTCGGGAGGAATCGGATTGAATCTGCAGTGTAATGCGGGAGAACTGGCGCAATGCGTGTGGTATGACCTACCATGGAGCTCGGAGAACTACATCCAAGCCAACGCGCGTATCTACCGCCAGGGGCAGACCAAGCCGGTGATCATCCACCACCTGCTGATAAAGAACACGATTGATGAGCGCGTCGTGAAGGTCCTCGACGGAAAAATTACCTTCCAAGAGGCGTTACTTGACTCATTAAAATTACAGTGACATGGACGTTATAAAATATAAAAAGAACGCGGCAGCTCCCCGCCTATCCGATGAGGAACCGGATCTGATGGAGCAGGAGGACGTTGAGGGTATCGTAGGGTCGCAGAGTGATGGCTGGCTTCCCTGGTCGCATGATGATCTGATTGACATACGCCGGGTGATTGACGAGCGCATGCCAGAGAAACAGCGTGAGATCATGGAAGCCTTCCTGACCGGTTACAACGCGGCGGACCTTGGCGTAACAGAAAAGTATTGGCGCTACCATTTCAAACGCGGCGTCGAATTTATTAAAAAGGAGCTTGGAACGTGATAAACCGATTCACGCTAGAGGATCAGATCGTGCAGTGCTGGGCGACCGCGGATGATATCGATCTGGTGTTCGAGCGGGTTCTAGATGCACCGGAGCCGTTGTCGGAGAACGATATCGCAAACGCGCTTCTGGGCATTTCCACGCTGCACAACATGCGTTGTCAGAGCCTATTTGAAACTTTCACACAGCTTGTTAAACAAGGAGCCTTTAATGAAACTACCACCCGAGCTTTTAGCCCCTTTGAGGAACCCCTTCTCCGAAGCAAAACGCAAGGAGCTGGCGGTAGCTATGACGAAGAAGATGGTCAACGACGCGCTGAAGGAGGGAAAGAATTTAGCTAAACACCGCGACGAGACCTTGGGCAAAAAGGACGATAAACCTGCATAAGTAGAAGTAGGCACGTCGGGAGACGTCCTGCCCACGCCTCTAACGGGTTGCAACGACGCGGCCGGGCGGACCTGGGTCACAGCCAGCCGGGGGGCTTACCCCGGCACCAATTTAGAGGACAGACATGGACGGCTTTAAGACATTACCGAAGATGGCAGCCGGTGGCTCCGCAAAGCCCGGCCTGTATGCCAATATCCACGCCAAGCGTGAGCGCATTGAGCGCGGCTCTGGCGAGAAGATGCGCAAACCGGGTGCTCCTGGCGCGCCCACGGCCGAGGCATTTAAAGAGTCGGCGAAGACAGCCAAGAAGTGACGGCGATTGTTGTCGCCACGAAGACCGGCAAAACGCTGCCTGTCTTCCTCAAGTCGGTAGAGTGCTACACACCAACCGACGTTGATGTCTACGTGGCAGGTGCCCAGGTTGAGATTCCTGGCCGTAACGTAACTTGTACGGACAACCCAGCCACAAACTTCGGGGACGCATACAACGCCCTGTGCCAGGAGGCCTTTAAAAAGCACGACACGCTGGTTGTTTGCAACGATGATATCGTGCTGACCCCCACGAGCTACCAGCGGCTCCTGGAGGACTATGAGTACCTCAAAAAGGATTATAAGGTGGGGTGGGTAGCGGCAAAGTGCGATTACGCCAGGCCGGCCCAAAACATCCGGTATTACACCAAGCGAAACGGGCCGCGGTTTGATGAGGAGGGGATGATCCTTTTCTGCGACATCGTGGCACCGATTTTCGGAGTGATAGGCAAGGAGGCCTGGGTTGATTATCCGAGTATTAATTGGCTCAGCGATGATATACAGTGCATCGATATCACTGCAAATGGTTTCAAAAACTTTGTATCCCGATCCTACGTACACCATGTTGGAAGCCAGACAGTAGGGGAGGACTTTAATAAGTGCTGGCAAGAGGCAGAGCCTTGGATAAAGGCTAACAGACCCGAACTTCACTCTAGATGGTATAAATAAAATGGCGAAAGCAAAATACGAATTTAAGCCCGACATGTGCGATCGTATGATCGAGATGGGCAAGCAGGGCGCATCACAGAAGATGATGTGGTCCGAGCTCGGCATTTCCAAAGACGTGGCCGAGAACTGGAAGAAAAAGTACCCAGAGTTTGCAGACGCGCTCGGCGTGGCACTGGTGCACAGCCAGGCTTATTGGGAGCGCGAGATGCTGGCTAA